CTCAAAATGCCTGAAAATCCGATATTTAGGTGATTGTGGGTTTTAGGTATATTTGGGAAAAGATAACGTCCAAGCGATGTCAAAGAGCCGCGTCGTTGCACTGTGTTTGACAGGTGCAATTGCGCGGTTTTTTGTTTAAGGAAATGACAATGGGAAAGAAAGTAACTATCTATCTGGGTAAGGGTGGCACGCATCTTGCGTCCCGTTCTCTGGTTGTCACACGGGTTATGAGAGCCGGGGATGACTCAGCCCCGGCTGCTACATATACCAACGCATCAATTGGCGCTACCACCGAAACGGTGACGTTCGATTTGCCAGCAAATCAGTTGTGGCAGGCAGTCGCGGTTGATACGAATGCTGCTGGGGATACCAGCGTTCCCGACGTTCTGAACTTTCACACAGGTGAAAGTCTCTTTCCCGGTCCTAAATCTCAGGACCGTCTGCAAATCCTTGAAATGCAGGATGAGTCGTCTAGCTCACAAAGTGCATCGTCCAGTAGTTGGAGCAGCACTTCGGCCAGTTCTGAGAGTTCGTCCAGTAGCCAGTCGACCAGTTCTAGTAGTGAGTCGAGTCAATCGACCAGTGCCAGTAGTCAGTCGAGTCAATCGACTAGCTCCAGTAGCGAGTCGAGTAGTTCCAGCCAATCGACCAGTTCCAGCAGCGAGTCGAGTAGTCAGTCGAGTAGATCGGCCAGTAGTGGCAGTAGCCAGTCGGTCAGCAGTACGTCCACATCTAGTACCAGTGAATTGTCCAGTTCTAGTTGGTCGTCGTAATGAACCGTATTGTCAAGTCGTTCAATCGGTGGCAGGGTAGACGAAAACCTGCCACCGATGGACTTGTGATAGATGAAACGCGAGTAGCATTTGACGCTACAAAGATAAACTTGTTGGAGGTGAAGACGATGGGTAGCTCTAACTGTGCGGTTTCGATCAATAAGAGCGCCGTTCAGGAATTGGCGATGCACGGTCCCCAAGATCGTGTTGAGGATTTGTATCGCATGGTTGCTGCTACATGCAAGGAGTTGGGTGTCAAGCCATCCCGTGCATTTAAGAAGCAAAAGCGATTCACTGGAGGGCGCCCGTGCAATCACGATATCCTTCGTTGGTTGCAGGACCTTCCTAGACAGGGAGACGAAGCTGATTTGAAATTCCTGTCAAAGCTGTTTGCCACTCTTCGTGGACGAGCGCATTACGACGTGGTTGCCAAAACTGAGGGTTGATAGATGTTTTTGTCATTTCAACAGGTAGCGGCGACGTCTTCTGTGAAGACACAGAGTGCTCTCACCATTCCTGGTGGAGCAACCCATGCTGAATTGCAAGCATGTACACAGAACGTCCGCTACACGATGGACAATACTACGGACCCCACGCAAACATCGGGCATGGTTCTAATTACCACAGAGTCTCCCAAGCTATTCCTGATCGAAGATGTAAAGCGCATCAGGTTTGTGCGTGGAGCGGGTTCGGATGGTAATTTGAACATTCATTATGTTGGCGGAAGGAATGTGTAATGCCTTTGCCAAAAGCCGACTGATGGCGAATCTGAAAATGATTTCATCAACCGGTGCATTTCATTTGTAATGGATGAAGGGTCAGCAGAGGATAATGAACAGGCGGCAGCAATTTGCTACACAGCCTGGAGGGATGCAAACAAAATGACCGCCGAACAATTGCTCAACGAAATCAGAAGCCGTCAGCAAAAGAAAACGCCGTTCAATTACGGCATTCTTACAGCAGATTTGTACGTGAAAACGATACAAGAGGCTGCTGGTGACGAAATCTGTTACCAATACATGTCTAAGAAGACCACCAGTTTCAATGATTTGCTGGTGAAAGCTTCAAAGCAGTTGGTGTACTGCAACGAAGACATGGTTGTTGAGGAGAAGAGTACTGACGACAACGAATTGGAAATTCCTGATGGAGTGGAATTGCCCAAGAACACGCTGATGGTGTTTAAGCACGTTCTCACCACACCAAGAAAGGATCGTGATGGTGACATCCTCCGTACGGAAGGAATGGTCCCCGATCCTAAGATGTTGCTTCTGTGGCAGCATGTTCACACCCTTCCAATTGGCAAAATGATCCATGTGGTGGATCACGATTCTAAGGTACTACGTCTGATTTCCTGTATTGTGGACATGAACGAACTGTGCCACGATGCTGCTGTCATGGTTGACAACAAGATGGGACGGTTTAGTCATGGATTTAGGGCTCTGAAGTTTGACAAAGTAAAAGAAATGCCGGAAGGCGGTGAGGCTGGATTTGACATCAAAGAAGCGGAGATTATGGAAGAATCTCTAGTCTCTGTTCCAGCAAACCCGGATGCGGAATCGGAAGAAGTTCTGTTGTCATTGGTGGAAGGAGGCAAACTTACCAGTCCTATTATGAAGGGCGTGGGAAAAGGCATACGTTCTCGAATGCCTGCCACAGTGCCCGTTAATGTGGATTTGAAAGTCTCTGTTAATGGCAAGGACTTGGGTTCCACAGATGATGAGGAGAACAGTGATGATGACCGAGAAAAATCAGGAACAACCGGCGCACCAGAAGAAGCCGTCGAAGGGACTGACAAGGAAACCGAAGAAAGAGGGCGAGAAGAGAAAACTACCGACACGGAAGTGAAGTCGGTGGGATATGGCGATGTTCCCGATTCCTACGAATACCTGTGCGAGACCCTAAATAGGAAAGTGCGTGGACATTTGAAAGAGAAGGGAGTAATGTCTGGTGACGATTCGGTTTACGAATGGGGCTGGACGATTGCTACTTACGACTCTTTCGCCATTGTGTGCTATGAAAAGGAAGTCGATGATGGGTACGAGCAAAAGTACTTCAAGTTGATGTGGCACAAGGTGGATGACGAGCCTGAGTTCCACGGTGATGTCAAAGAAGTCGATGTCAAAACTAAGGTCATCATTGAAGAAAAGGGCCTTCTTGAATCAGCTAAGAAGCGGTTCAAGGAAGACAAGCCTGAGAACAAAGATGATGAAGATACAAAAGACAAGGAAGTGTCTTGTCAGGAGAACGCGACTGGGTTCTTGTCAAAAGCCAGTCGGGATGATCGCAAGGCTATGTTGCGAATTTTGAATCATCTGGATGAGATGGACAAAAGAGAAGAAAACACCAAGGCTTTTGTCGCCCTTCGTGGCGAATAACATAGAAGCTTCTGCGAGGAAGGCGATGTGCTGGGATTCGCAGGATTTTAGCTGACAGTCATTTTCAATATGAGGAAATACACAATGAAATTGACCAAAGCACTGCGTAAGTGGGTCATCGAGAACTGCGATATCAAGGAAGACGCGCCCGATGACGATTTCCGAAAGGCCGTTGCCGATTCATTGGTGAAGGGCACTCTGACTGCTGAGAAGCACGCGGAGTTGACCAAGGAAGCTGATGATGAGGAAGCACACCAGTTCACGAAGAGTATGGAGTCTGTCACTGACAAACTCGATACCGTGATCGACCTGTTCAAGAAGAACCTGGAGAAGGAGCCCAAGGAGGAGCCCAAGAACAAGGAGAAGGAAACGAAGGCCGAGGAGGAGGAAACTCCTACCCAGACAAAACAGCAGCCCAGTCGGTTGGCTAAGATGGTCGCTGCTATTGGTGGGAAGATCGGTGACGAAGAGAAGTCCACCGATATTCGGGTCAAGGAAGCCGTGGAATCGTATTCCACCACCAAGTCGGCTCTGATGTATCCTGAGCGAACCAAGAGGAACGCCCCTCACCAAATGGCTGGTGAGCGAGTGATGTCGCAAGGGCGTCCTATGGACACGGCTTCGGATCAGGACAAGGCTCTTGCCGGTGTCTGGGCGAAGTTCCAGTTGGCTACGGTCACGAGTGCTGTTGCTGGCAACGCCTACAATGCTTGGGAACGTCTCTCCGAGCATGAGAAGAGTCTTCTTGCTCATCTCGTTGATGAGGGCGAGTGGGATGATTCGGATGACAATCGTTCGCGAATTACCAAGGGGTACCATGGTGGTTTGAAGGCGCTGTTTGATGATGCCACCAGTGGCGGTATCGAAGCGGCTCCCATCGTGTTCGATGATCAGGTCATCCAGGCTCCCTTGCTTCATGGCGAGTTGTACCCGTTGGTCAACGAAGTTCCGTTGGCTCGCGGTCGTCGGGTTGAGGGTGTCAGCACCCTGACCGTCACCGGATCGTGGGGCGGTATCGATGATACTGCTATCAGCCTGTTCAACACGGCTTCTTACGTTGCCGCGTTTGATACCACGATCTATCGGTGGGAAGGTTCGGTCCAGATCGGCCTCGATTTCATGTCGGACACCCCGATTGATTTCGGTGCCCACATCACCACTCAGTACGGTCAGCGTTTGCTGGAGGACCTGGATGATGTCATTGCCACTGGCAATGGTACGACACAGCCCGAAGGTATTATGACGGCGAGTGGCACGACTTCGGTCGCCTTTGGAGGCACAACCTCCATCGGTAACTACGAATCGCTTCGATTTTCGGTTGCCAAGGCGGAACATGGTCCGGTCAAGAACTCGGCAGTCTTCTGTGGCACCGAGACCAGTTATCAGCGAGCACACGCCATTCCGGTAGGTGCT